CAGGACACTATACAAAAATCAAACGAATATCAGCAGCAAGAAGCTCTGAAATCGTAACACCATTCAACTCGAGTTCCAACCACCACTCGAAACCGGAATCAATCAAACTCCACTTTGTTTTTCCATCTTTTTCGGATTTAAACATAAATTGGGTTTTGTCTTTATTCACCTCAAATTTGGTAACAAATTGCCAAACAACACCATGAACAGTTTGAACAGAAGAATTCAAATACAAAACGTCATCAGGAAAACGTTTAAACCAAAACGTTCTTTCATCTTCATCTTCATAACCAGAATCGTTATCAATACCTTCGATACATCTTTCACCTTCAACAATAGAACTAGAAACTACCTTTTCTCGCCTTTCTACAGCGCTTTGCGCTTCCGAATTGGCATTCAATTTAAAGAACCATAGATTTCCTCAGGACCGTTGGATTGTAACTTGAAAGAAACCAAACCTTCAACATTATCAGTAGCAGACCAAACGAAATTCATCATAGGATGAGTAGACGAAGTAGGTCTAATCTGCTTAGAAACTCCATGCTGAGGTACAATGTGAATAGTAACGTGTTTACCGACTTGAAAGTCGGAAGAAACAGCATAAATACCGTTCTCTTTAAGAGCAATATGATCAATAGTAGCTTTAGACAAAGCGGACTTGGTTCCGCATTTGAAAATAGCCTTTGAGCTCAAGAAAACGTAAGAAACAGTAATATCAAGAAGTTGCATATTGCCATAACCACCAAGAAAACTAGCCAACAAAGTATCAATAGTTTTATCACCAGCTCCTTTACCAATAGCTAAATGATAGACATGAACATTATTCTCATAAGTATCGGTGAACTCCGTACTTTGAGGTTTATTGTAAACGATCGTGTCATTTTCGATAGTAGAGGCCATTGGAGAGATCACAAATTTGCGGTATACGCAAAGAAACCGGGATCATTTTGAGAATCATTGATAATATAATCAGCGGAAGCTGCGCCAGCATACAATGCTATATTTTGAACTCTCTCTAGAAAACTGAAATCATTTTGACTAAGAGTTGGAACAATTTCAAAGTCATCGTAATCCCTAAATTTGTAGGGTAAACGAGTTTTGAGACCTTCTTTCTTCAAATTGAAAAAGATTCGGGTGAGAATAGCATGCGCTTCCATTTCATCTTCTGTGAAAATTTCGTAAAGCTTGTCTCGCAAGTCGTAATTTCTTTTCCACATTTCTGCGTAACCCAGAACACTTTCTTCGCCTCGGCCAGAAGCTAATTTCACCAGGAAACGCTTGAGTAACAAAATGGGATTTTTATAGAGAACCCCTTTATAAACTCTATGAGAAGTGAAATCACCTTTGTCAGAAACATACCTTTTGTCAACACACGGATCGATATCCCTGAAGAATTCATAGTTAGGAGAAATAGTAACAATAGGCTTTCGCATGGTATCATCGCCACCATTCGCCATAGGATGGCCAGGCTGTATATCGTACATGAAACATTCTCTCGCAGTAGAAGAAACAGTGTTTATCAAGTAAGTCCAAACTTCGCCACTATCAGTCATGATCGCAACAATATGCCCATTCAAAACTTTGGTCAGTTTAAGAGTCTTGAATTGTTGAATAGCTTCCTCAGGGAAAGAAAACCAACGCATCAAAGATTCGAAAACTACAACAGCCCAACCTTGTGCTGCTTGATCTTGACCAGTCTGATCGCTCATCTCATAACTATCACAGTCTTTCATATAAGTTAAGCACCATGCTTCGAATTGCTCGTAAGACATCTTAGCGTGGAAATGCCAATAGTCAGGTTTGTGTTCGAGGAGCAATTCTAAAAGCAGAACCCCATAAGGGCCTTCTGCAAATAATTGTGAATCAGGATGAATCCAAACAGGCTGAGGACTTTTAGCAACAGAATTGTCCCCTTCTTTCAGTTTCAATTGTTGTTTCAATGTCAACATTATTTGTGCGTCAGCATCTGATCGATTCAGCGAAGCTTTCTTTAAAGCCTCACTCCTATCATTTCTGCGTTCTTGGAAAGCAACAACAGCAAGAGCATATCTTCTATCATCCCAAGGTACTGGTGTATGCCAACCCATATACCTACGGAAAGCATCAAAACAGCATTTACCAAAGTAGGACTGCCGTTCTAAATTAGCAAGATTGTCTTCATATGTGGAGTATCTGATTCTTTTAGCCTTTGCGAGAAGATAAGAAGCTCTATCATTTGATTTCTGGAAAGCAGCCCATTGCAAAATGGGATTCAATGAATACCTCGGATCACTAGCCGGATCATCTTTTATCATCTCGAAAACTCGCTTGAAACGTAATTTCTTAGGACCGGACATTTGATTAGCTAGATCTGCCAATCTATTTGCCTGATCGAAAAGAAATCTGGGAGTATCAGGAAATTGATCTGTATATTCGCCATTGACGGCGAT